AGGCTGTCGCCCCATCCGTGGGTGAGGGTCAGTCCGCATTGGAAGCAGGGGGCGACGACTTCAACTTCTAATGCTTTACCTCCAGCTTGAGCAGAATCCAATCGCCGCAAGTCGTGTCCGCGTAGCAAGGTATGGACCTTCATACTACAAGGGACCGTATGCCGAGTACCGCAAGGGAAACGCAACGACTATTGAAGCGGCGGTGGCCGAAGCTCAAGCTGCTGGTTTTCTCCCCTACGACAGCACCCTCATCATGGCGCAGCTGTTCGAGGTGAATAGCCCTAAGACAACCAAGCTGCTGTTCCCAGCACCGGACTTGGACAACTACCTCAAGGCGATTTGGGATGCACTCCAGAAGCATGGAGTAATCCTAGAGGACAAGAAAGTAATAGCTTCAACAGAACTGAAACGATGGACAACAACACAACCCCAGACACACGTGCTGCTTCAGACAGTAACTTCACAGGACATGAACCATGCCCTAACTGCTCCAGCTCTGACGCTCTTGCAAGATATGATGATGGGCATGGCCACTGCTTTTCATGTGGACACCACGAACATGAGGCTGGAGTAGCCGCAGCTGAGCAGCCGAAGATTCCTTCGGACCTCATTGAGCGGACGTACCAGCCCATCCCCAGCCGGGGACTGACCGAAGAGACCTGCCGCAAGTGGGACTATGGAGTCGGCGTGGCATTCTGCAAGGCGACAGGCAAGGAAGAGCCCTGCCAGGTGGCAACCTTCCGCGATGACGCAGGCTTCCCAACGACCCAGAAGTGCCGCTTCAAGGACAAGAACTTCTCCATCCGGGGTAAGAACAAGAACATTGGGCTGTATGGTCAGCACCTCTGGCGTGGCGGTGGCAAGATGGTCACCATCACCGAAGGTGAGATTGATGCACTGTCTCTGTCACAGGTGACGGGCAACAAGTGGGCGGTGGTCTCCATCCCCAATGGTGCCGAAGGTGCACACAAGTCCGTGGCCAACAGTCTCGAATGGCTCGAGACCTTTGACTCCGTTGTTTTCATGTTTGACAACGATGAGCCAGGCCGCAAGGCCGCAGAGAAGTGTAGTTTGATGTTGTCCGTGGGTAAGGCTAAGATTGCCACCTTGCCCATGAAGGACGCAAACGAGATGCTGATGGCTGGCAAAGGAAGCGAGCTTGTGTCTGCCCAGTGGGGCGCCAAGCCCTTCCGTCCTGACGGTGTCGTCCTTGGTGAGGACCTCTGGGAGCTGGTGTCTGAGGAGGATGACACTGAGACCTTCCCGTATCCTTGGGGTGGCATGAACGCCAAGACATACGGCATCCGATTGGGTGAGCTGGTTGTTCTAACCTCAGGCACAGGCATTGGCAAGTCCAGCATCTGCCGGGAGATAGCTCACCACCTGATTACGAATGACAAGAAGGTGGGCTACCTCGCACTGGAGGAGTCCGTGAAGCAGACAGCTAAGGGCATCATAGGCATTGAGCTCAATGTTCCACTGCATATCCACGGCAAGGAGGTGCCGATGGACAAACTGCATGACGCCTTCCAGGCCACCATGGGGACAGGCAACTGCATCCTCTATGACCACTTCGGCTCCACCGACACCGACCACCTCATCGGCAAGATTAGGTTCATGGTGCATGGCATGGGTGCGAAGTACATCTTCCTAGACCACATCTCCATCATGGTCTCAGGCGATGAGTCAGGGGACGAGCGGCGTCGCATCGATGCGCTGATGACCAAGCTGGCCACGCTCACCAAGGAGCTGAACATTGCCCTCATCATTGTCTCCCACCTCAAGCGACCACCGGGGACAGCCCACGAGGATGGCGGACAAATCAGTCTTGCCCACCTCCGAGGCTCAGGCGCCATCGGGCAGCTGGCCTTCCTCGTCATTGGCTTTGAGCGGGACCAGCAATCAGAAGACCAAGCTGACGTTACGACCTGCCGTGTCCTGAAGAACAGGTTCTCAGGAGAGACCGGGGTGAACTGTGCCCTGGAGTACAACCACACCACCGGGCGGCTGCTGGAAACCCATCGACAGTCTACTGTCACCACCGAGAAGAAGGCATACGAGCGATGAGCATCATCTACCTCAAGCGGGGCTTTGGCATTCTAGATGCCATGGTCGCCGGGGTTCAGGTGGCGCGCATCAGCACCTCCTATGGCAAGCCAGCTCTGTCTGGTGCATACCATGTCAGCGTTAATGGCGTCAAGGGATTCTCCCAACACTGGAACGTAGCCGAGGCCAAGAAGGCCGTGCGGGCACAGCTCGCAGAGTTAAATGGATGAAATCAGCCTAGAGATACGAGCAGCACACAAGGGTTTCGACCCTGCCGACTTCACCATGAACATGATGGAGTGGGTACAACCACGACCAGACCTGATACGGACAATGGGACAACTCAAAACACAAACAAAAGACACCCTCATCTTCGACATGGAGACTGACGGGCTGCTGCATGAATGCACCAAGATTCACTGCATCGCAATCACCACGCCAAACGGTGACACCTCCCTGTTCGCGCAGGATGATGTCCCAATGGCACTACACCACCTCACCAACGCCGAGTGTATTGTCGGACACAACATCATTGGGTTCGACATCCCTGTGATTAAGAAGCTGTACCCCAAGTGGCAGACTCAGGCTCGAGTGCGGGACACCATGCTCATGTCGAAGCTGGGCTTCTGGGACCTGCAGGATACGGATGCCCATGGGCGCCAGGTTCCCAAGAGGCTTTGGGGGCGACACTCCCTGAAGGCCTGGGGCTACCGCCTTGGGACATTGAAGGGTGAGTTCAACCACGAGGACACTGACTGGTCGGCCTACACCCAGGAGATGGGGGACTACTGTGTCCAGGATACGGTCGTCACACTTCACCTTGCCAAGGAGCTCAGCAAGCTCAGCATGACAGAGGAGAGTATCAAGCTCGAGCATGAGTTTGCAACCGAGCTGGTGGAGATGGAGAAGAACGGCGTGGGCTTTGATGTCCAGGCTGCTGCAGCCCTGTATGCTGAGCTCCTCCGTGAGCGGGACAAGGTCATGGTGGAGCTTGGGGATGTCTTCCCGCCACGCATCGAGCGCCTGAAGACCCCAGAGTATTGGTATGACCCTCGTGAGCTGCCTGAGACTCACACAATGGCGGCGGTAAGTAAGTTACAGATGCCCATGACTTACCGAATCAAGAGCGACGCCCCCGCCAACATTCGACAGGCGCTGGTCAAGGGACCCCTGAAGACCAAGGAGCACCCGTTCAATCCCAACAGTAGGGCACAGATTGTGGCTGCCTTCAAGAAGAAGTATGACTGGATTCCAACCGTCTACACAGAGGCCGATGACCCACAGGCCTGCATGGATGAGTCAATCCTGGCGACCCTGGATTACCCAGAGGCCAAGCCAATCATGCGGTACATGATGTTGAAGAAGCGCATCGGGCAGATTGCTGAAGGTCCCAAGGCGTGGCTGAAGCTCGAGAAGGACGGCAGGATTTATGGGAGCATCGACCCCCTCGGTGCTGTGTCCCACCGCTGCACACACAGCAAGCCCAACCTCAGTCAGGTTCCCAACCCAAAGGCTGAGTTTGGACCCCAGTGTCGTGCCTGCTTTATCCCCCGCCCAGGCTACAAGATTGTAGGCTGTGACATGGAGGGGCTGGAGCTGCGCTGTCTTGCGCATTACATGTTCCCAGATGATGGCGGCGCCTACGTTGACCTCATCCTCAACGGTGATGTGCACACCCACAACCAGGAGGCCATGGGCGTGGCGACTCGAGACCTTGCAAAGGAGGGGATGTACGCCTTCCTCTACGGCATTGGGAACGAGGCCATGGGTGCCATCATTGGCAAGAGTGCCGCAGCTGGTGGCCGACTGAAGGCCAAGCTGCTTGGCTCGCTGCCTGCACTTGATACCCTGCTCACAGGTGTCAAGGAAGAGTCTAAGAAGAACCGCAGCTTGGTGTCGCTCGATGGGCGCATCGTTCTCTCACGCTCCCAGCACTCAGCGTTGAACTTGCTGATGCAATCGACGGGCGCTGTGTTGATGAAGAAGGCCACCACGCTGCTGATGCAGAGGGTGCGCGCGGAAGGGCTTGATGCCAAGCTGATGCTGCACGTTCACGACGAGGTTCAACTCGAGGTTCACCCTGACCACGCTGAAGCTGTAGGCCGTATGGCCAAGCAGTCCATGATTGACGCAGGACTTTACTTTAAGTTTGACTGCCCGACCGATGGCAAGTACAGTGTGGGCAACAACTGGGCGGAGACCCACTAATCATGACACTCGGAACATTTCTTGGACTCCTCTTCATCACCCTCAAACTCACGGGCGTAATCGCCTGGAGCTGGTGGTGGGTTCTACTGCCCATCTGGCTCCCCCTCTCAATCATCCTAATCCTACTGGCCATCATCGCCAGCCTTGGGAAGAAACAGCATAACTAAACACATGAACCAACAAACAACACTACTGGTAGATGCCGATGTGCCTCTCTACAAAGCAGCCTTCGCCTCTGAAGTCGAAACCGACTGGGGCAATGATGTCTGGATACTCTATGGAAACATGGCACAGGCAAAGGAAATCTTCAATCAAGAGATTGATGACATCCGAGCAGCATTCCCACCTGACTCCAACGTGGTGCTCTGCCTCTCAGACTCCAGCAACTTCCGCAAGGGATTGATGTCCACTTACAAGGACAACCGCAAGAAGGTGCGCAAGCCCCTGCTTCTCAAGGCTCTGAGAGCCTGGGTTGATGACATGGATGAGGCCGTCTGCTCCCCCACCCTTGAGGCTGATGATATCCTGGGTCTATTGTCTCACCTTCCCGGCCACATCATGGTCTCCATCGACAAGGACCTGAAGACTGTCCCGGGTCAGCACTACAATCCCGGCTTCCCAGATGATGGTGTCTACACTGTCACCCCTGATGAGGCGCACTACAACCACATGTACCAGACGCTGTGTGGTGACTCCACCGATGGCTACAAGGGCTGCCCAGGCGTTGGTCCTGTTGCTGCCGCCAAGCTGCTGGATGTGCCAGTCGATAACATGTGGGCCGCAGTGCAGCTGGCATTCTCCAAGAAGGGAATCAATCGTTGTGATGCACTTGTGCAGGCGCGTCTTGCTCGAATCCTTCGGGGCGATGAGCATGACTTCATGGGAAACCTGAACCTGTGGAGTCCTGACAGTGAGTGACACCCCCTGCGTCCGCTGTGATACCCATGAGGCAACCCAAGGGGACGCCTTCTGCCGAGCCTGCCTAGACTCACTACGGCTTGGTGCTGGGCCCATCCCTGACCCCATCAGGCCTCCACATTACCAGGAGCATCCCTCAGGGTTTCAGTGTATTCAGGTAACTGAGCACATGAACTTCTGCATGGGGAACGCTGTCAAGTACATCTGGAGGGCGGGACTCAAGGGGAGTAAGGAGGAGGACCTCCGCAAGGCCATCTGGTACCTTGAACGAGAGCTGGAGAAGACATCAAATGAGTAACCGACCACAATCAATCCGACTGCTGGGAGTAGATATCCCAGTCAAAACCCAACCCGCGCTGGCCCCAGACTCTCCAGAGGAGGAGGTGTTTGGGCTGTGGGACCCCAACGACATGACCATCTCGGTCAACCGGGAATGCAGCCCTGTGCAAGAGCGCGTGACTGTACTACACGAGCTAGTACATGCCATCGATGACTTTCTGTACCTGGAGCTGACGCACCAGGCTGTGTATGCCCTGAGTCAGACCCTGCACCAGGTGATTGCGGACAACCCCCGGCTGGTGCAGTACCTGCAGGGTGGGGCTGTGAGGATGACGGCACTCGTGGATACCACACCACACAGGGTTCGCAGGATGCCTAAGTAGGCGCTAGAGAATCTTGTCCTTCAGCCCCTCCGCCTTCTCCCGCCAAGCCTTGAAGTGCTTACGAATCTGTGCGGGACTAGGCATGAGCCAAAGAACTAATACAGCCGCGAGAGTTTCCCAGATGTGAGAGATGAGGAAGGCTACCAGACTGATTGCTGAGTCCGGTAGCTCTTCCGCTTCGTTGATAACAGTGACTTCACCGCCCTCTTCAACGACAATATCTGGAGATTCAGTCTCCTCCTCGAAGAGTGGGTCAACCACATAGAGCGTGACCCCCGTTGCCACGGCGCCTGCCACATAGGGCAGCGCAGCTGCAAGAGTGCAGGATGCGAGGGTGACTGAGAGGATAAGTGCGGTGAGGATTTTAGGCATTAGGGTGCGAGGTTCTGGTGGACAACGATGTGGACGTTTTCTGCGGCGTCACTTGCCGCACCTGTTGGGAGTCGGATGAAGATGCGCAGCGTAGTTGTAGTCTGTGCGATGACTCCCCAGGAGAAGGCCGTGCCCACTGTGTCCGTAGGGGTGCAGGTCACCGTGTAGTCTGCATCAGCAAGCGCCGTGTCAAAGGTGAGTGTGTAGTCCCCTGTCCCGTTGCGCGTGAGAGTGCCACCAAAGTTAAAATGGTTGGCCTTAATAGTTGGCGAGGCCTGGGGGTCAAAGGACCCAAACGCCTTAGGAAGCAGCATCATCAGCGCGGCGATGGAGGCTGGAGTCAGTGAGAGCGCATCACTTGTGCCCGCCTCTGCCTCTGCCGCTGTTGCATACTCGGAAACTCCCGCAACGGTAACCGATGCAGCATTCGGGTATGGAGAAGCCGTGGCACCATCTGCTACGTTAAGCAGGTTGCGGACCTGGGATGGGGTTAGGTCATCAATCTCAGACCCACCGCCAGTGACACGACCAATGATTGTATTCACCCCAACCTGAAGAATCTCAGGTGCCCCAGTTCCAGACTGCTGGGCAAGGATTGAAAACGCAGGGGTGAAGTCGCTCTCCATGACAGCACCTGCTGCATTGACATTAGTAGCGTCTGTGATATCAGCCCCAGGCTCAATGCCATCAAGAACAGCCCCATCTGCAGCTATATCGCGCCCATCAACAGTGCCAGAAACGACAATATCGTTGGCAGTGATATCGTTGGCTGTCACATCACCAAAGTTAGCATCGCCCCCACGGTCTAGAACAGAGTCAACACGCGCCCTGCAGTCGGCTGTCTGCCTACGCAGCACCTCCCGCTCATGGCTAGAGTCGTCCTTGCGTACCATTATTGGGTTGCCCAGGCTACGGTTGCGCTGATGGCTGTGGCAATAATCGCAACAGCTCCCATCAAGGCCGAGCGCGAAGTCTCTAGCTGACGCAGCCGCCCATCCTGGAGTTTCAAGGACTCAGCCTGCGCTGCGCCGTTTGCAATCAGGGCATCGACCTTGCCCTCTAGACGACCAAAGGCAAGGAGTAAATCTGAATCGGTAGTGGTCATTTCTCTTTGGAGTTCTCTGGGAACGCCTGTTGTAATCTGTTCAGCAGATAGCTTGCGCCAGCTGCGTTCTGGTATGGAATAATCTTCCGTGACTTCTTGAAGTCCTTCTGACTGTACTGGTAGTCACCACTGAAGATGGGTGCAAGGATTCCTTGTGCCGTGCCAGTAAGACCATCGGCCAGGCTGCCCACAGGGGTTGAGTCAAAGCTCAAGATTCCTGAAGTGAGGCCTGAGTTTCTCCCTGAGGCGAACACAGCATCATTTCCACCAACCTGGAAGATGGTATCAATCAAGGCTGGGAGGTGAGTGGCGAACCCAGAGCGCATGAACGCACCCTTTGCCATCTCTTCCGTGGTCAGATACTTCTCGAGCTCCTCAGGGCGACCAGCAAACTTCACATTGGTGATGGCCAGGTAGGACACAAGACCAAAGAAGGAGTTGATGGAGAACGAAGCCATGGCTCGCGCATCTGCAGCCTGCAGGTT